CCGGGTACCAACGTAGGTTTATCCTTACGTTAAGATGGTCGGTGAGTGTGAAACGCCAGCGTTTCTCACCGCGGTCGGTCGCGCAATTGACTATTTGCGTCAGGCCATACCGGTGTTGGAGGTTCACTCTGGTTTGCCAGAGGGCTCTCTCCGATTACCGGTGTGGGCTGATGCAGCGCGGCCACCTGTCCACCTTCTCAAGGAGTTTTGTGTGGGTCTCCTTGCTAACCCTGAATGCCACACATGGTGGCCGGTTCTAGCTCGAGTTTCGCTCGAGCATCGAACCACCATTGCTGGAAGCCTCTTCCTCGCTCGGAAGATGCTCCCAGTTCTACCCTCTCCACCGGACGCGCATAAAGAGCGGGTCTGCTCACGCCCCGCCCCTCCTCCTCCTCCGGGCTATCTTCGTTTTGTGCGAAGAATAGTCCGTATGGAGTTAAGGAAAGGGTGGGACGTTGGGTATGACCGTCGCGTCTCCTCCTTCTGTCCTCCTCTGTCGTCTTCCCTGCAGCGTACCCGCGCTTCAGGGGGGGCCCGGTCCCAGTGGGTGGGTCGCCGAGTGGATTTTCTTGAGGCCTCTTTTGGCCTTCGCCCTTTTCGATGTCCATCCGAGTTTCGTACTCGGTTTATGAATGTCGAATTGGACGGGAAATCCAGATCGGTGACTGTGGCTTCTGCCACCCAGCACCTTTTGGGTCCCCTTCACCGCTGCCTTTATGACGCGGTGTCGAGACGACCTTGGCTTCTTCGTGGTGAAGCCAAGAAAACCAAGTTTACGGATTTCTTTTCCGTAGAGGGGGAGGTTTTTGTCAGCGGTGACTACGAGTCCGCCACCGACAACCTTTCTTTGGAGGTCGCCGAGGTTATCCTCGACGAGCTCCGGGTACTATCAGACGAGATCCCAAGTTCGATATGGGATTTTGCCCGTCTCAGCCTTCGGGCTGTGATTGAATATCCTGATGGTACCACTGCACATCAAGTTCGTGGGCAGTTAATGGGGAATTTGTTGAGTTTCCCATTATTATGCCTACAAAATTATATCGCCTTCCGTTGGTGCGTAGGTTCTTCTTGGCGGAAGATCCCGGTTCGCATCAACGGGGACGATATAGTATTTCGTGCAGGAAGAGAGGTTGCCGATGGCTGGATGGATACAGTCTCTGCTCTTGGCCTGAAACTTTGTCGTGGGAAGACGTTGGTTTCAAAGAGTATTTTCTCTTTGAACTCAACGTTCTTTCGCGCCACACGACTTAGTGTCTTGTCCGTCCCTGTCCTTCGTTCGAGTGTCCTGGGTCGGGACGTGAGTGTTCCTCACGGCCTCGGCCCAGGTCTTCGTACGTTTAGGGCAGGGTTCGTTGGCGAGGCTAGGGTCAGAGCGGAATGTATCTATCTCCGCTGGCGAGACAAGCAGTTTTCTGCTTGTGGAAGGAGTGTGTTGCGTGACCTGCACGCTCCGGTGGATCCCGAGTCGCTTGTTCGTGTGGGTTGGGGGCGTAGGGAGGCTTTCTATTTAGATTGCCCCCCTTGTCCTCTCCCACTCGATCAGTTGCGGCTCGGGAGGCCATCCTTACCGGAAGGATGGTCGAGGGTACCGGTCTCGAATCATCGAGGCCAGAGGAGGAGGCAACGGTGTGCTCAGGAGTCCTTTTTTGGGCTCCTGAGTGACCAGGCCTGGAACTTACCACCCGTGTCGTCTCGCTCATTGCAGCGAGGGACATGGCGGGAGACCATGATGGGATCTTTGCTTTCATCATGGCGGTGGTGGAGAACCAGGTCGCGGCGGTGGGAGAAACTTCGCGGTGAGTTTAGGCTTGTCGCGAAGCGATTCCGTTGTCGGTTGTCTCTCCTCTGGCAGTACGATGAAGGCCGGAGGGTTAAGAAGGTATGGGCGGGTGGTCGTTGTGACCGACCCGGTTTGGGATTTTCCTGAACCGCCTGTCACGGTGTTGAGAGGACGCACGGGAACTTAGTCCCTCCTCTTAACCTGGTTAGTGAAAGGCAACGGCGTGAGACCGACGCAGCGAATAGTCTGCATCTCGCGTATCGCGCTGAGTAATCATCGTGGATGAATGGTCCGGGAAGGCAGTATGGGGTATTGATCGCTTCGGCTTGATCGATACAGCAAATCCCTGTAAATCTACCTCTCGTCCTCCGGCTGAGGCCGTACCGAGGGTGTCCGTCATCTGACGATGCCGGGTCAATGAGTGG